TTTCCGCCAAAACCAAAAGATGAAACACCTGCCCCACCGGCAAATTATGACGGAATAAAGTATAAGTACAATATACCTATGATGAAAAGCGCTATGCATCATCCTTTTGGTGTGCAATCAAGGTCGGTTTTAGACCCTAGCGCACTTGGCGGCCCAACTTACACAAATGGAAGACAGGCTTTTAAAGGCTTAAAAACTAACGACTACATTGGTGGAGAACAGCAATGGCAAGGAGTTGTTCCTTCTAGAGGCACCATTCAAATGAGTAAAATGTTTGCAGAAAACGCAATCACTACTAAAGCTGAAAGAGATGCTGCTATAAAATCGGGCGTGAAGTTTAACGACACTCCGTATGGCTTTAGGTTCTTGTACAACCCAACCGACGTGTCAATGGCTTGGGGTATTGTGGACGCATTTTCTCCTCAATATGCAGCAAGTGGGGCTAATGGTATGACTGGAGTTGCAGCAGGCCTTATGAAAGGAACAATTGCTTTTACCCTAATACTAAACCGAATTGAAGATATGGGAATAATTTACCCAGACGGCTCTTACGCACAGCTATTGGATGGTGGATGGCCTACAGACCCACCATTAACTGAAACTAAAATGATTTACCAAAAAGGCACAATGTATGACATAGAGTATTTGTTTAGAGCAATGAATGGCTTTTATGCGGACTATGAATCTGGATTAAACGGCCTTACTGCTGATAAAGGTTGGTTACAACCAATTCCTATGGAACTGCACTTAGGTGCTGGATTAAGATACTTAGTACGTGTAAGTAGCTTAGACTTAAAGCACATGATTTTTAATGAAAGAATGGTTCCTATACTTACAACAGTAAACCTTGTATGTACAAGATACTACGACACAGCAACTGGGAAGAACCAAGACGGTGAGTTTGACAGGTCAGTTTATAACCCAGAGAGTCCAGGGAGTACTGCAACCTCATGATATACCTAGATAGCAGATACGCTGACTCAACTGTATTTAAAGCTTGGGACTCTAGAAAGTCTCAATACAACTTAACTTGCTTTAGAAATTTCCCAAGTTACAGACAAACTTTTTTTATGTACGAGTATGTAGAAAAAGACCGTCTAGACGTACTAGCTCACAAGTTTTTAAATAATCCTGGGTTGTGGCATGAAATTTTAGATATAAATCCTGAGATTATTAACCCAAATGAAATTGCTCCTGGAACTTTATTACGGATACCTAATGCGTGACCCACAACGTCAAAATAGATATGGCAGCTCATTTACTGTCTCATTTCCAGATTTTCCTGGGTTTACTCAGCTTCCCTACTCACTTACCTTAACTCAAAAAATGGGTAGTCACGATGTGTTAGAGATGCATTACACCTCTCTCAATGTTAACTACGTAAAAGCTTTATCCACAGGTGTAGCTGTAACTGTTACTTGGTCTAATGACATGACTTCAGGTACCTTTATTGGGTACGTATCAGATTTAGAGTACCCAACTTCTTCTAGCATTGAGAAACCATTAAAGATAACTTGTTTAGCAGCTTCTTACCCCTTAAAAGAAAACCGTCAAAAAATTTGGAAAAACGCAACTGCAAGCGAAGTAGTAACAGACATCGCTAAGTTCAACAAATTAAAACCAGTAGTTACAAAATCAGATATTCGGTTTCCTCAAATATCATTTTCTGGACAGTCTCAATGGCAAAAAGTGCAAGAATTAGCTCGCTCAATTGGGTACGCATGTCAAGTTGTAGGAGTAGAGCTTCATTTTCATCCTGTAGATGTAATGCTACAAAAGTCGTTAACTACAATACCTGTAATGGCATTTTTAGAACGAGACATACCCTCTACAGCTCAACCAATGTCACAGACACTAGACCATTTTGAAAGTACACAAGGTGATTTTGGAAACTTTCGTGGTAATTCAAAATCTACAAAAATTGTAGGAGGGGTTGACCCATTAACAGGAAAAGTGTACAGAGCTACCTCTTCACCAGCCTCTGTTGGAAAAAACATGAGAGCAAAGAATAGAGCTCCTTTATTTAGTGACGTTGATACAACCATTGTCGTAATAGACAAACTAAGTGCACAAAGTTTATCTGACGCAAAAGCAAAGCTTGCTAAGTTGTCTATACCTGGGTATGGATTTGGTCAAGGAGACCCCAGAATTGCTCCTTGGAGAACTATTCAAATAGAGGGTAGTGCAGCGGGAAGTAATGGTTTTTGGGTAACATCAAAAGCGGTACACACTATAGTTACAGATGGTAAATACACTATAGAATTTGAGTGTGTAACTGACGGTACTGGAGATAACACTAATTCTATTATCCCAGGTGCTCCTACGGTAGACCTAAACGAAGCCCTTACAACAGGTGCAAATAGACCTACCAGGTATAAACTAAGTAATTCAGAACCTATGACTAATGAATCTGTGACTGGGTATAACGTTGTTCCGAGAAGGTGGGTAGCAGTATAATGGCTGATGAAAAGACAATATCCCTTCCTTTTTCTATTGACACATTCGGGATGGTAGGAACTACAACTCAGCAATCTAAAATTTGGGCTGATAAAGTTCGTTCCGTAATAGGCACTTCAGTTCGTGAAAGAGTTATGAGACCTACATTTGGTACTTTAATTCCTTATGCACTGTTTGATGATGAAGAAACCGCTGTAATGGAAGTACAAAACGAAGTTACCAGTGCGTTTGCAAAACGATTAAACTTGCTAACATTAATAGAAGTAGAGTCTGAACCAGGAACTACTGCAGGTGCTTTAAATGTAACTATTACATACAGCTTACCTAACGAGGAAGTTCAAAAGACTTCAATAGGATTTATTGACATTAAAGGAATCTTTCCAGCGTATGAGGAGAAACTATGAGTACTGCACAAGTATCTAATATACCAATTTCTGTTGACTATACGGGAAGAGATTATTACTCAATTCGTGAGCAACTTATTGCTAGAATTCAAGAACGTATACCAGAGTGGACAGCTTCAGACCCAGCAGACTTTGGCGTAGCTCTTGTAGAAGCGTTTGCATATATGGGAGACTTAATCTCTTACTACATTGATAGAACTGCCAATGAGTTCTCTCTTGCAACAGCTACTCAACGTAACAGCTTGCTAAATATTGCTCAAACTTATGGTTATATTCCAGCTGGTTATCGTAGTTCTACAGTTGAGTTGACTTTTTTTAATAACAACACTCCTGCCGTGTCAGGTAACTTAACAGCAACTGGAAATGGAACTTCCATAACCTATGTAGGAAACAACTCTTTTGTTGTAAACGGAGTTGTTACGGTGACTGGGTTCAGCACGACTTCTTTTAACGTAACAGCAGCATATATTACATCTGCCTCATCAACCCAGTTTACCGTGGCTGTATCAGGAGTTAGTGGAACTGCTTCCGGTACAGGTACTTCAACTATGGCATACCCAGCAGTCACAATCCCTGAAGGAACGGTTGTAAGTGCTGATGTTGTTACAGCAGACGTGGTTACTCCAGTGTATTTTACTACTGTTGGCGACTCTGTAGTAGTTTCTTCTGGTACAGACACCGTGTACGCTGAAGAAGGACGCTACATCAACGTCGTTGATTCAGCTGCAGACTTTGTTTACGGACAGCAAATTGGAGTCTCTGCTCAAACGCCTAACAGTAGTTTTGAGTTACCAAACACACCTGTAGTAGAGGGCTCTATTTCGGTCTACATTCAATACGGAACTGTTTACGCTAAATGGACTCAAGTACAACATTTATTAGACTATGGCCCAAATGATTTGGTTTACACAGTTAAATCAGATGAGAATAACGTTGTTTCCATTTACTTTGGAGATGGAGTTTCTGGAGCAATCCCAATTAACAGCTCTGTAATTCGTGCAATGTATGTTGTTGGTGGAGGAACTATAGGTAACGTTTCCGCTAATACGGTGGATACAATTGTGTATATACCCTCTTTAACTTCGTCTCAAACAAGCGCCTTGACTTCTGCTATAACGGTTATAAACGGAACTGCAGCAACAGGTGGTTCAGACCCAGAAAGCAATGACGAAATTAGATCTTCTGCTCCTCTTGCTTTGCGCTCTTCTAACCGAGCTATTACCCTGCAAGATTATGAAGATTTAACAAACACTGTAACAGGTATTGGAAAAGCAAAAGCTTACGGGTCAACATGGACATCCGTCACTGTGTATATTGCTCCAAGTAGAAATTTAAATGACACTGACATACAACCAGGTCTTACAGAAACTGGATCGGTCTCTCCTGAATACACAGAGTTGGCGACTGCTGCTTCTGAGTATTTGGCAGATAAACTTTTAATTGGAAGCTCAGTAACAATTCAACCACCTACATACTCTGACTTAATTATTACAATTCAATATCTAAAAGTACCTCAGTACACACAAGCAGAGGTAGACATAAATATAAAAAAAGCACTTCTTACTGTCTACGGGTATAACAACATGAACTTTCAAGACACAATTTACCCTCAAGACCTTGAGTACATTTTAAATCAAACAGAAGGAGTTAAAATAGCAAAATTAATTTCTCTTTATAAAAATGGGTCAACTATTACTGGAAATGCAACTAACGTTAAGGTGGGATACAATTTAGACACTGTTGCATCAGGCTATATTACCTACACCGTAAACCAGCGCCACGCAATGAAAGCAGGCGGAGTTGTAAGTATTACAGGGTTATCTGCAGCTGGGTTTAATGTTTCTGGCGCTTCTATCGTAGGTGTAGATGATTACAGGATTGTTGTTGCCAACGCTACTACTGGAACTGCTTCTGGAACAGGCATTGTTACTGGGCTTGCTCCTCTAACTGGCTTTGCAAATGAGATCTTTAGATTTAAGGAAAGTAATATGACCATTGCGACATACAGTGGTTGATGAAAACAGCATTGTTGGGTTTTTTAGGGGAGTTGTACAAAACAATAGAGACCCCTTAAACCAACGACGACTTCAAGTTTTAGTTCCTCAAGCTACTGGAGCTGAAGTTACTGATTGGATTTGGCCTGTTGAGCCACACGGTATACATACTTCTCCCCCCACAATAGGTCAAGGCGTTTGGGTTGCTTACATCTCTGGGGACTCCGAGTATCCTGTTTGGATTGGGTCGTTTGGAAAGCATCAAGAGGCAAGCAAACCATATTTAGTAAAGCCTTTACTCAATACTGTATCACTTGCTGGATTAACACCTTATTTAATAGTGGAGTCTGAGCCAGACGGAACGCAAGTAATAGAGTTAACAAAGACACTTCTAGCAATGGCAAAAACTCTTCTAAACCATGAGCAACGTATTACGTCACTAGAGTCACGGGTTACTTCTTTAGAGTCGCAAATGAGTGGTAAAGCAAGTACTAGCCATAGTCACCCAGGACTTTAGCAAGTAAATAACTAGTAAACCAGAGAAAATACAACATTACAATGGAAAGGTAACAAATGGCAGTCTATTATCCAGGAAATATTAAGAACGACTTTAGCTCTAAAGTTGACTTTACAGACACAGTTATTGCCTCCCATATTAACGACCTACAAGGTGAGGTAACAGCAATTGAAACAACGCTGGGAACTTTTCCTTTAACAAGTTCTGGTTGGGGAACATCTGGCTTTGATACTACGACTACTACGTGGTCGTCTGTTAAAGACCGACTTTACAATATTGAGATTGGTATAGCAAATACCCGTGCTCAAGTAGCAGCTATAACTGCAGAAACTTTAGCGGGAACAACCTTAAAAAGTACTATCACTGGTTCATCACTAGTCTCCTTTGGCGCATCTCCTGTGCTTAATGACCCAAAAATTTACATGAGCATTAACGGTAAAACTGCTTCTTACACCGCTGTACTTGCGGATGCAGAAAAGTTAATTACTATGACTGTTGCTACAGCTAACACCTTTTCAATCCCAACAAATGCAACAGTTGCATTTCCTATTGGAACAAGAATTAACGTTGCACAATTTGGTGCAGGAACAACCACTATTTCTGCTGTAACACCTGGTACTACAACTTTAGTTTCAGCAGGAGCAGCACCTGCTGCGCCATACACTCGTATTCAGTACTCAGCTGCAACTTGCATCAAGACGGGAACCGATAGCTGGTTTATTCTTGGCGACATCCGATAGGATTTTAAATGGCTAATTATGGTAATGCAATATATGGACTATCTAAGTACGGCAGTAGCCCTCTACTTGCGTACTCTGTTGAGCCGATGGCTTTACTTGTCACTGACTTTCACGAGGCATACGTGTACTGGAAAATTCCAACAGGAGCATACTCTGCAGTAAGACTGGTACGTAATCAAAGCAGTTATCCAGAAACAGCAGAAGATGGAATCATTGTTTACCAGGCTAGTACAGCAGCGCTTACTAAGTATGTGTTTAACGATGGAGGTGGAGTAGAAGACTTAGCGTCAACTCCAGCACTTGTTCCTGGAAAACCTCTTTACTATAGAATGTTTTTGTTTACAGACCCTGGGAAAACTTGGGTGGACGCTGGCTCTATTGAAGGTATAGTTCCTACAGACCATAAAACAGCAGAAAAACTTTTAGAACTTTTGCCTAGAGTTTTTACTAGTAACGAGCAGAGCCCTCTATCTCCTATTGATTACAACTCAGCTTTAGCCACATTTATTGACGCCTACGGTTTTGATTTAGATGAGGCAATAACTTACTTAGACCTACTACTTCCTGACCACACACGTGTAGCAACAGCTGCTTCAATGCTCCCATTAGAAGTAGCTAACTTTGGGCTTTTAAAAGAACCTGGTTTACCAGTAAAAAATCAAAAGCAGTTAATTCGTGAGTCTGTATTTATGTATAACAATAAGGGAACTCTAAATGGGTTAGGAACTTATGTTGAGTCCCTAACAAGTTACGCACCAACTTTAACTGTGTCTAACAACTTACTGCTAACTCCGCAAGACTCAACTTTTTACAAATCAACAGGTGATTGGGTTGCTACAGGTGCCGCTATATCCTCAAGCACAGAACAAACCCCACCAACTAATTCAAATAACATTGATTTAACATACTCTTGCAAAATTATTGCTACAGATGCTGGGTCAATGAAGTTAGGTAATTTAGATGCTGTACGTAAAGGCATACCTGTATCTGCTGGAAATTATTACGTTTTATCTGCGCAAGTAAAATCGCCTGCAAGTGCTGGAACTATAACCCCAAAGATTACATACTATGATGGTAACGGCGTTCAAATAGGAAGCACTATCTCTGGCTCAGCAACTAGTGCAACAAACACTTACGCGCAAGCATCTGTAAGCGCTAGAGCCACTAAGAACGTGTCTGTGCCCATTGACTCTGCTACAGGAGCTTCTGGAACAATAACTTACACAACAGACGAAGTGCACAATCTGATTGCTGGAGAAGTAGTTACAATCTCTGGATTTGCTTCTCCAGATACCGCGTTTAACTTAACTGGAGCTACAATAGCAACAGTACCTACAACTACTACCTTTACAGTAACGGCTGCTGTTACAGGTACAACTACTACACCAGGTTTAGTTAGTAATTCTGGAACAGACGCTGTATATGCAGGTATAGAACTAGCTTGGTCTGCTGCTGGAACTTATTTTGTAGATATGGTCTGTTTTCAAAATGGGCAAACTGTTGCATATGATGAAGCTCGTTCACTTGACATCTTTTTAGCTCCAAACAAAACAAACTTTATTAAAAACCCAACCTTTGAAACAAACGTAACAACCGGTTGGACAAAAGTTGGAACTAACTTAACTGTAACCCAAGACACCGACGAACCAACAGGTACTTACTCTGGCGAACACAGCGCTAAGTTAGTAAACACAAGTGGTGCATGGTCCTTTACTTCTAGCTCTTTTCCTGTTGAGGAAGGTCAGTTTTACACATTCTCATTTTACAAAAAAGCAACAGCTAATTTAACTCTCACCATTGTCGGTAGAGATATTGCGGGAGCAATAGTCTCAATAGATGCTCCAGCTCCTTACGCGGTTGGTTTATCTTCGGGTTGGGTGCGTGATTACTACACAGTACTCGTAGGAAGCAACACAGACATCGTTACTTTAGAGATGGTTTTTTCTGGAACAGGTGCAAACACTATTTTCTTAGACTCAATACAAGCAGAAAAGTCACCTAAAGCAACTGATTACTTTGACGGTAGTCTTTCAGCAATCAGTGGAAACCCCTTTGGTGCCGTATGGCAGGGTGCTGTTGGTAACTCCTACTCTTCAGTATACAATAGCAAGCCACTTAAGTTGCCTCGCCTTGGTTACACCCTTAAGGATTGGACTCCTCAAAACCTCTTTTGGAGAATTAGAACCTACGAAGGCTTGGAGTACACAAACCTAACAGCGGTGTAGTATGCGCCTATGGTCAACCTACTTATAGCAGTACTCCTATCGGGGTTAGCAGTAACTTTTACAATTGAACTTATATCTCTTGGCTTAGGTCTTCTAATAAGCAAAGAAAAACTATACGCGTTTCTTTCATTACCACTAAGCTTTGGTGCGCTACTTTGCTTCTACAGTGTCAACTTAAAGTTTGTTGTTTCTGTGCCAGCAATATCATTTATTGCTCTACTGATAAATAAATACATAAATAAACCGATAACAATTGCGGCACCAAGACGATAGGAACACAATGAAAATAGCTGTTTTTTCAGAAGATGACTTAGATGTATCCCTTGGTATTGACCAACTTCTCACAAAGTATTCTGAACAATCGCCCGAAGTACTTTTTCCAGTAAAGACAGATTACGAGTACTTCTCTCAAAGCATTATACGAAAGTGCTTAGAGAACCAAGTAAAAGTAACTGCTTTTTTAAGTGATGCTACAGATGTAGGTCACATAATCAAACAGGTAGATTCATTTGTGCTCTGCGAAGACCCAGTGAACGATTTGTTACGACAGCTATCTACTGGAGATGCAATAGGCATTGTTTGGACAGATAGCCTCACTGACCACCTAATCATTCACACCGTTGAAGACCTTGCGTTAGATACGTGGGATATAACTGACGGAATGGACCCGCTTGAAATGGACGAGAACCCATTCTTGGGTATGGACCCAGATGAACTACACGACGGCATGCACAAGGCTTTAGGAGTCTTTGTGGATATGATGAGCGCCTTCATAGCCACCACGGTTATGGAGTCGTTAGGTCAAGCCGTTGTCCAGCACCTGAACGAACAAGTAGACAAAAAAGACATTTCACCCTTTGATGATGAGGAGTAGGCTAAGCCTGTGTACATCCCGTCAGAAGCCTACTCAGCCAAGATAACGGATTTCCAGTTCCGTCTCTTTGCCATATTGTGCCGTTCTGCAGCCCCTGGCGGGCTCGTAGAGACCACAGTAGCCCAGCTTTGTATAGAGACTGGCAAAACAAGCGACAAGACCATCCGCAGCGCCTTGCAAGGCCTTGAAGCATCAGGGTTAATTGAGACCTCCCAGACCAAGCGTGCTAACGGATACCTGGGACGGAAGAAAATTACGGTAAAAAATTACCAACAGGAAAAGCAGGAGTTGGTAGAAAATTACCGCACCTCACATGACTATAAGTCACATAGCAGTATAGCTAATAAGCTATTAGTACCTAATAGCCAATCTAGTTATAAATTAAAAGAATCTGAAACCGTAGGTTTCACAAAGGAGATAAGGGTTCCTATGAGAAGATGGGAAGATGATGGAGACTCTCTGGCAGGTTTTGGACTCGTTGAGCCGAAAGACGCCCCGCAACCAAAGATACGAAAGAGCGACCCTAAAACTAGAGGCAAGCGACCAGAGCACGAATGGACAGCGATGGATGTTGCTGCAGAGTTTAGTTACCAAGTGGGCCGTAAATACCCGCTACTTCCAGGAACTGTTTCCGTCAAATCGCTATCAGGCGCAATACGAAAGTTCCGCTCACAGTACGGAACCACCCCGCTCATAGAGCTTGAACTACTTCGGCTGTTCATGCAGGATGAACGTAACTTCAAAGACATTGGGGATGAGGCTCCTCACCTTTACAAAAAGTACCTTGCCTCCTTCGGCACGAAGATGAACCAAGCAAGAGAGAACCTAGGGCTAAACAGAGTTACTGCTAAAGTTGAGACCACCCCAGCATCTGGTACTCTCATCTCCAGTGACGGTCGTGTGTTCCAGAACTCTTTGAGTGGACGTGCACAACTAGAGCGACATGAAAAACGATTGAAAGGCAAGGAGAACTAAACGTGGCAAAAAAGATTACAAAGAAGTTCACAGCAACACTCACACTAAACACCGAACAAGGTGGCGCATGGTTGGCTAATGTCAGCCTTCTTACTCCAATGATTGATGATGAAAATCCCAACTCAATGCAACCAGCAGAGGCTGTAAGTGCAGAAGCAGCTTGGAAAAATGCATCAGCAGGTAAGCGTTGGATTAAATCACAGGTGTTAGCGATGACACCTCGCAAAAGCGTAAAGCTAGAAACAACTAGAGTTGATAAAACAACTGACAAGCCAACGGCTTTCGTTGGAGTACTGGAGTTTAAATCCTAATGAATCCACTAAGTTACACACTAAAAGAAACACCTGATCTAATGAAGGACGAAGACTTCTTGGAATACCTTGAAGAACACTCAGTCCCAGAAGCAGAAACACAGATTGCTTTTGCTGCTTGGCTTAAGGAAAACGAAGACAAGTAATTGGAAGAAGACGAACTAGAGCAAGCCCTAATGAGACTATTTGCGTTAGGGCTTGTTTCAGTTGACTACGATGAAACTTTAAGTCCTCGGTTTGCTATAACGGATGCGGGCCGAATAAAGTTAGAAAAAGAATTGGGGGGTAACACAGATGTATGACATCAACACTTTGTCTCCATTAAAAAAGCACTGGCTACTGCGTACTTCAAACATCCCACGCAGATTTATAGGGCTAGAACCAAGTGACATTACTGAGAAAGTAGGTTCATTCCCAGGAGAGTTATCTTCTTGGGTTGACGATGTAACTTCAGGTCATGTTATTAAAAGTATTGGGAACATCGGCGTAAACGGCGTGGGGCTTGTCTTTGATGGTGGCCCTGGTCTTGGCAAGACAACTCACGCAGTTGTTGCTGCTATGGAGATTGTCCGTAACTTGCCAGATGATGATGCTCTTGCAAGTAAGCTATTGGGATTAAACTCAACTGAGTACGGGTTAAAGTTTCGCCCTGTTTACTACATGACCTATCCAGAGTTTCTATCTCGTAAGAAGTCAACCTTTGATATGGAAGGGGAAGATAAACGTGAGATGAGTTATGAGTTAGATGGGTTTCATGGTCGTTGCCGTTTTGACTGGTTAAACGTCAGGGTATTAATACTTGATGATTTAGGTAAAGAATACGGGTCTAAGTATGACGACACATCATTTGATGAGATTCTAAGACTGCGCTACGACAAGGGATTGCCTACAATTGTTACTACCAATGTTCGTTTAGAAAATTGGGAATCGCAGTACAGCGAAGCAATGGCGAGTTTTGCTAACGAAGCGTTTATAAGAGTGCCTATACTAGGTTCAGACCTAAGAGGTGCCCAATGAAAGGACCAAGCATGAACGCAGAGTGGATGACTGTTCAGCAGTTCATCTCTGCCCAAGGCGTGGGCGTATTTGAGGTTGAGCTAGAAACCAAGTCTAAACAAACTCGTTGCAACTGTCCAGTGTGGAATAAGAAGAGCACTTGCAAACACACCTCCTTTGTAAACAATAAGATTAAAAGCACAGGTCATTACTCAATCAACGTACCCAACTCAGTGCCAGAAGAGTGGGCATACGAGGCTAGCGAAGACCCTCAGAAGTTTCGTGAGTTCGTAGTTAACTACGCAACGATAGAAGTTATATGAAAAACGGAGACATTTCCAACGTCTCCTCTCCGCAGGTAGTCTGTGTAACAGACGTAGCTCTGAAACTAAAAGAAGAAGTGTCTAAACGTCTTTTGGTAAAGAAGACTTCTTTTGTGGTAGGAGAGATTGATTTACTTGCAGCTAACAAGCTGTGGCAACTGTCAAACAACTATGCATTTTCTTTAGAGCTAGCTGGCTTTGAAAGCGAAGGCTGGACAGAAGAGCTCCTTGATAAAGCCTTTGAGAAACTTGAGCGCAGGGTTGTCAACCCATTCAACTACTGGCAGCTCTATGAGGACCCACACGAGCTGATAGGGGCTCTGCCATATCGTGCTAATGTTAAGGCTGTAATAGATGTTCCAGGCCGAGTCGCTATGTATGGTTCGGCAGGGGTACAGTTAGATAATATCTAGTCCTTGAGGGAGGGCGTTATGTTTAGTGTTGCTAATGTTATTTGTCCGATGTGTCATTCAAACAAAGTCTCTAGACTGTATGTAAATAGTAACTCGTATTTGCAGTGTCAAGAGTGCGGGGAGCGGTGGAAGTAATTGGCAGCAGATAACGAACACAGACTCGTTAGCAAGGTAATCAAGGAACGTGAGATTACCCCCGTACTTCAACGCGGAATAACAGATGTCTGGTTCTTAGATGATGACAACAAAAAAGTTTGGGCGTTTGTACGTAAGCACTACAGCGAGTACAGCGAAGTGCCTACGGCAACAACAGTTCTTGACCATTATCCAAACTACAAAGTTCTTAATGTTGAAGACAGCATGGACTATTTGTTGGACACGATGGTGGATTTTCGCCGTCGTATGCTTACACGACAGGGTTTAGAAAGTGCAGTTGAGCAGTTACAAGACAACAACCATGACGGCGCAATACTTGCTATGGAAAAAACTGTTTCCAAAGTTAACGAGCAAGGAGTACTTGGTACTCACGAAGTTGATCTAACTAAGAACACAGAAGAGCGTTACAAGGAATATCAATCAATCCAAAATCAAGAGTTCTTAGGTATACCTACAGGGTTCAAAGACATTGACGAAGCAACCGCAGGTTTACAGGGCGGTCAGTTAGTGACAATTATTGCTCCACCTAAAACAGGTAAATCTCAGGTTGCATTACAGGTTGCTATTAATGTCCATAAGCTAGGTAAAGTACCTATGTTTCAGTCTTTTGAGATGAACAATCACGAACAACAGCAGCGTCATGACGCAATGCGTTCACACATTGACCATGGACGACTACGACGTGGAAAGCTTTTACCGAAAGAAGAAACCCGTTACATTGACATGCTTAATGCTATGGAGACAGAGCACCCATTTCATCTAGTGGATGCAGTAAATGGTATTACGGTGTCTGCTTTGTCAGCAAAGATTGAGCAGTTAAAACCAGACATTGTTTTTGTAGACGGCGTGTATTTGATGCTTGATGATTTAACTGGTGAGATGAATACCCCTCAAGCAATTACTAACATCACCCGTGCCCTAAAGCGTTTAGCGCAGAAGATTGACAAGCCGATTGTTATTACCACTCAGACTTTGCTATGGAAGATGCGTGCTGGAAAAGTTACCGCAGACTCTATTGGTTACTCATCTTCTTTCTTCCAAGACTCAGATGTCATTTTAGGTTTAGAGCCCGTAGAAGAAGACGACTCTATTCGTTTGTTAAAGGTTGTTGCTTCTCGTAACTGCCCACCTAAAGAAACTTCATTAACCTGGAAGTGGGAGACGGGATGTTTCCACGATGAGTCAGCAATGATGAGTTGTGAGTTCTGCTCTAATTGGGATAATAATGGTTGACGTAGAAAAAGTTTTACTTTCATTAGATATACCCCTTGTCTCTCAGAGAGGTGAAGAGGTACAAGGGTTATGTCCAATGCACAAAGCTCGCACTGGAAAAGAAGACCACAATCCGTCGTGGTGGATTAACTCCGTAACTGGAGCACATATCTGCTTCTCGTGTGGTTACAAGGGCAACGTGTATACGTTGGTTGCAGATATCAAAGGCATTGATTATTTTGATGCAAAAGATTATGTGACTTCTAGTGCAGAGCTTGATGTGGATGTACTGTTAAAGCGTATCCGTGAATTGCCACAGTATGTCACCATTGAAGAACCAATAGCTATGTCAGAGGCTCGTCTTGCTGTGTACACAGAGCCGCCAGAGAAAGAACTACGGAAGAGGTACATCAGTGCAGAAGCAGCAAGACATCACGGCGTCCTATGGGATGTTGCTAACGAAGCCTGGATTGTTCCAATCCGTGAACCTAACGATTACTCTTTGTGGGGATGGCAAGAAAAAGGTGCACGTGGTCGTTTCTTCCGTAACCAGCCGCAAGGTGTTAAGAAATCAAGAACCGTCTTTGGCGTAGAGGTTATGTCTACAGAAACACTGGTCGTTGTGGAGTCCCCACTAGACGTAGCAAGACTTGCTTCCGCAGGTGTTGAGGGAGCAATCTCTACCTACGGAGCAATCATCAGTGAAGAGCAAGCAAAGATTATGCGTAGAGCAACCAGGGTAATTGCAGCCTTTGATAAAGATGATGCTGGAATACACGCCAATGAACTTATGCGTGGATTTGCTCGCAAGTATGGTATTGAATTGTCCTACTTCAATTACACAGGTATTGATGTAAAGGACCCAGGCGATATGACTGAAGCAGAGATAAGGCAAGGGCTTGATACAGCTCGTGACATGATTTATGGCAAAGCAGCCTACGTATGGCATTAGATGCACGGGGGATACCGACGCACGCTTGTCCTTCTTGTGGGCATTTAGTATTTAAAGTTAAAGCAATGTTTGAGGATTACGATATCGCTATGTGGTTTGTTGACGGAGAGTGCGATGATTGTGGAACTTTATTAACTGTTCCCTGCCCAGTGGATGACCCAGATGTTCAAAGGTGAGTTAAAGCCGTATCAAGTAGAAGACGTTAACAAAATGGCTTCTCGTCAAAAGATGCTTGTTGCTTATGAGATGGGTTTAGGAAAAACCTGTATGACTATTGCTGCGTTAGAAAAACTAAAAGAAGAGGGAAAGTTAACAAAGCCAACTCTTGTAATTGCTTTATCTAGTTTGAAGTACCAATGGCAAAAAGAGATTAACAAGTTCTCAGACGATTACTCCTCAGTAATTGATGGCTCTAAAGGTACTCGTTACATTCGTTGGGAAAGGGATATGACGTGGGAAGACCACACTGGCTACATTATTGCTAACTATGAAACTATCGTTGCTGATTGGGACATCATCAAAGACTACGAGTGGGGAGCAGTAGTCTGCGATGAAGCTACTGCTATTAAAGGGTTCCGTTCTCAACGGTCAAAAAGAGTAAAAGAACTTGCACGTAAAGTCCCAATTCGTTTTGCCTTAACAGGTACTCCAATTGAGAACGGACGCCCAGAAGAACTCTATAGCATTATGCAGTTTGTTGACCCAACAGTTTTAGGGCGCTTTGATTTATTTGACCAGACTTTCATAGTTCGCAATCATTTTGGTGGGGTACAGCGCTACCGAAACCTACCTATCTTCCACGAGAAAATGAAGCAGGTTGCTGTACGCAAGACTCAGAAAGACCCAGACGTATCTCCATACCTTCCTGAGACCATCCATCTAGAGCCGTACTTAATCTCCTTAGACAAAGCTGGCGCAGAACTTTATACCAAGATTTCTTCAGACTTGATACAAGAACTTATGGATGCACAAGAACTACTGGGTGGGTCGTTTTCGCTAGACTCACATTACGGACAAGGCCACAAAGCAGGAGGACCAGCTGATAAGCTACGTGGTTCCATAATGTCTAAGATAACTTCTTTAAGGATGTTATGCGATTCCCCACAGCTTTTAGTTGAAAGTTCAACTAAGTTTCATAATGGATGGCAGGAGATTGACGGTGAGAAAGTTAACCTTGAAGGGTCTAAAGGCGGCAGTGTTTACGTGGCTGGTCTTGAAGCTTCTGGAGCTCTTACAAAGGCGACGAAATCTCCGAAGTTAGATGCTGTAATTAAATATGTGGAAGAACACATAGAGGCTAACGAAGATCACAAGGTTGTTATCTTTACTTGCTACCTGGGTATGCTTCCCCTTATCCAAGAGGCACTTGCTGCAAAAAAGATAGTTAGCACTCTCTACTCGGGACTGCTAAACGCAAAGGAAAAAGAAGAATCTAAAACTTCTTTTCAAACCTCTAAAGAAGTTAGGGTACTCATTTCTTCTGACGCAGGAGGCTACGGTGTAGACCTACCTCAAGCAAACTTGCTGGTTAACCTAGACTTGCCCTGGTCTTCTGGGACAGCAATCCAACGGAACTCTCGCATCCGCCGCGCATCCAGCGCTTGGTCGCATGTTGTCATACAAGACTTCCTCGTGTTAAACTCTATTGAAGAACGACAACATCAAATGTTAATGCAAAAAAACGCTGTAGCAGACGCTGTTATGGATGGAACAGGCATCAACAAAAAAGGTGGGGTAGACTTAACGGTAGGAAGTCTTTTGGCTTTCTTAAAGGGGGAATAATGGCAAGAGTAAAGAATGATGAACCGCGTTTCTCAGATGAGAATAATTTAATTTCTCGTACTAAGAAGTATGCTTTTTTAAAGTCGCAACTAGACTATTTTGAGAAAGAACAGAAAGCACTTCGTGCACTGTTATTTGAGGACCTGGATGAAATTGGTGAAGAAGATGACAAAGGCAATGTCATTATTGAGCTTCCAGAAGAAGTAGAAGGTTACTCCTCAGTAGTTAAACAACGCCGTGTATCTCGCAAAATTGATGAGGCACTAGCAGAAGAAATTATCACTAAACATGGACTTGAAGATGTCCTGTATAAAACAGTCCGTGTCGTAGATGAAGACGCTCTTATGGCTGCTCTTTACGAGGATGTCCTTACTGAAGAAGAAATAGATGAAATGTATCCACAGTCAATTACTTGGGCATTGGTGTTAAAGAAGTAAGATGGCTGGACTAAGAGGGCAGGACGAAATTGAAAAGGCATTTGCCGATTTAGAGTACATCCCCGGCTCCAAAAAGAAACGCCGTGAGGCGGACCCAAAGGTTTCTCGTCGTAAGGCGGGAGAAACAAATGGTTGGGATGCAAATCCAATCATTAAACGATTAGGCGGGGAAGACACAGAGGTCTTTACAATCAGTGCCTTAGCACTAGCATTGGAAAAACAAATTGTGACTATCCGTTTATGGGAGCGCAAAGGGTACATACCAAGAGCGCCATACAGACTTCGTTCCAAGACACTTGGTGGTAAGAAAACTGGTGGCAATCGGGTATACACTAGAGCGCTGATTGAAGCTACTGTTGACGAGTTCGTCAAGAGAGGCTTGATAGGAACTGCTCGTGTAGAGTGGGGCCAGCACGAAGACCTTACAGAGGCACTAATTAGCCGCTGGAAGGACATCACATCCACCGAGAGCCGTTAGGCCTCATTACCTAAAGGAACCAAATGCCGATTGCAAAACCGTCAGTTGATGCTGACACATACCTCGCTGAAGACAGCGAAAAAATCCAACCAAAGGTTGGAACAACCGTACAAGAAGGTTGGGACGCAGTAGATGCTCTGTTAAAGACAGACAACTCAGAGTTCCCAACTGATTTCCGTTTCTCAGATGAGCCACAGCTCATCAAGTTCCTCCAAGACCGTCCATTTGCTACTTACGAGCAGCACTGGATTGAACGTCCAAAGGGCAAGAAGTCCTTTGTATGTATTGGAGACACATGCCCACTTTGCGACATCCTTGGGGATAAGCCTCGTGGCAAATTTGCTTTTAACATTCTCGTCATTGTTGGCGAGACTACAGGTGTGCAGGTCTTAACTGCTCCACCATCATTGGCTCGTCAGATTAAAAAAGCTCATGACGATGAGCGTAAGGGACCACTTGACCGTGAGTTCTGGGAAATTTCTCGCATGGGAACAGGACCGACGACGCAGTACACCCTCAACTATGTACGCGGTCGTGACCTTGCCGAGGAATGGAAGTTAACTCTTGAGAACGTTAACGAACAGATTGCATCTGCTGAGTTATTTACGGCAGACGAAGTTGTCCGAGAGACCCCTCGCTCTGAACTTCTTGAAATCGCCCGTTCAATAGCGTAAAACTTCCATCGTAGTAGGGGCCTGTCTTCCGTTTCCAGGCCCCTACTACACACTAATTTGAGGGGTGTTAAATGAATATAATTACAACTAAGAAACAACTTGAAGAACTTGTTGAGTTTTACTCCAAGGTAGATGGGTTT